ACCGAAGATGGAGCCAAGTAGTCCCCCGCCGAGGATGTCAAGCATTTTGTACCTCTACCCAAGTCTGCGTTGCTTCATCCCAGATGTACCGTTTACCGTCTTGCGGGTACGGCACAGGCGATTCCCACTGGCAAGTGGTCTCGTTTAGCACCCATGATGGGAACGGCTTCGGAGGAATGAAGGCATCACGCTGGGCGTCATAGGTAAAGCCAATCCCCGCGTAGTTCTTGCGAATGTTGCCGTTGTACGAAGTCTGCAGCCAAGTTGTACCGGGAAACAGCGACTGACAAAACGCAACACCCTTGGCTTCAGATTCCACGCCGTTATCCAGCAGTTCGTTGTTGTGGATGACGATGACCTGAAGCACTACGTTGTTGTCGTCTAGTTGAGCAAAATGAGCCATAGATACCTCAGAAAGTTATCGTGCCAGAGGCGTTGAACTGGTAGATAGTACGACCACCGGATGTGGTTACCGTGGGGGAGCCTGTAGTGGATGCTGCAGCGCGGGGTGCGGAGATAATGACTACGCCAGAGCCGCCTGCGCCAGCGTTGAAATTTCCTGTTCCGCCACCCCCACCGCCCGTGTTAGCAGTTCCTGCAGATGGTGTTCCGGTTACTACGCCAGAACTTCCGCCGCCAGAACCACCAGAACCGGGTGTGCCCGCGTTTGCTCCAGCACCACCGCCACCACTGTAATAAATTGCGGACCCTGTAATTGAAGATTGAACGCCTATCCCACCATCACCGCCTTTGTGTGGGCTTAATGTTCCTGACGCACCGTTTGCTCCAGCACCGCCGCCACCTCCACCGACAAACAGTGTTCCGTCATTTGTTCCATTTCCACCAGAGGTTCCAGAACCATTGCCCGTGCCTCCATTTTGGCTATATCCGCCACCTCCGCCGTTACCATTTGTAGCCCTGCCATTTCCAGGCGCTACATCTCTTACGGCGCCGCCACCACCTCCACCAGCGGTGTTACTAAAGGCACTGGAATCTGAACCCGATCCACCAACGCTAGAGCCACTGTTTTGACCAGCAGTGCCTCCACCACCAACGGTAATGGTGTATGTAGTGCCAGCTACCGCGCTGAACCCAGACCCAGAGATAACACCACCCGCGCCGCCGCCGCCATAGGCACCACCAGCGCCACCAGCAACTATTAGGTAGTCAACTGAAAATGGAAGCCCGCCAAACATTCCAAACCCACGCGCCGAAGCCGCTCCCCGTGTTCCCAAAACTGGCATGGCCGCGCCTTACTTGAATTGCACTTGAGCAGCAAACACACTAAATGTGGCATTACCTGTTTTGATGATGGTGTAGGAGTACACATCTACACCCGAGGCATTACCCGCCGTTGGGGCTGTGCCACCCTGCCATCTTGTCGTTACACCCGTGGTTGTGCCGTCCACCTGTACTGCGCTGTTGTAGTACGCCGTTGATCCCTGGGTAACCAGATGCGCAATCGTGATGGACTGCCCTACCGCCATTTCTGTGTCCAGCCGCATAAAACTGTCGCCCCGGATATTGATGGTCCAGTTTGCAGAAGCGTTGCTGGTAAAGAACAGAACAGACTGCGTGTTGACATCAAAGTCAATCGTGCCCGTTGCGGCTACCGCTGCCGTCGTCGCCGTCTCCGTGAACCCCGTTGTTAAATCTAACGTCGGGGCGTTGGGGACGTAGTTAAACGCGGTTCGTTGGAGCAGTGGCATTAGTAGTTACCCCCCAGCACATTCACAGCGATTGCGATGTTTGTGCCGCCAGCAGCCACGGTCGTTCCCGCATACACCCGGTAAGTAGCCGGGATGTTCAGGCCATTTACAGGCAGCGTCAAAGGGTAGGTGGTCAAAGCACTTGTGCCCAGCGCCGTCACTGCGGTGGCCGGGACCGTTACTTCACCGATGAAAATGTTGTTGCCTGCGGTGGTGTTGGCAGACCCGTTGTTTAGCCAAAATCTCACCACCGTCGCACTGGATGTTCCTGAGGCCGTTGCACCGTTGGTAGATGTCAGCCTGCACACAACAGAATCAATCCGGGAACCATCTGCTCCTGCTGTAAAGGCAAGGACCATCGCAGTGCCTGTTGCTTGAGTACCGTCAAACGCCGTTGTGTTCGTCATCGCGGTGCTGAGAATGGCATTCAGCGCCCCGACGTTGGGGGTTTGCGTAAAGACTGGGGTTGCGGTAACCGGCATGATTAAAAGCCTCCAAAATTGTTAGACATGAAGATGTTGCTGCCACTGTTTGTCGCAGTATTAACAAGCGTTCCTGATGCGTCAGGCAGCGTCAAAGTCCTACTAGCCGTCAGTGTTGTGGGTTGAAACGTCACCCGGAAAGTTGAAGTTCCACCGGCTCGGCCCGCTAGAATGATCCCGTCCTGCGCTGCGGTAGCAGTACCAAACGTCTGCCCCGTGGCGTTGTAGAAAGTATTGGCGCCCGTAAAGGCGTTGTTGGCTGATAAAAGCGCATCACCTACTCCATAACTCAAAGCCTCTACCACGTTTGTACCATCGCATCGCAAAGCAAGTTTTGCGTTATTTGCAACAGAAACCCCCGACCCGGCAGAAGTCTTTACCGTCTGCGCAAACCCGGTGTTGTTGGTCACGAAGTACAGCTTACTGACCGCAGGGACGATGACGTTGTACGAACCGCCTGGAGTTCCCCCCAGAACAAGGAACATAGCCCGCGCTTCGTCTGCTACCCCGTTGGAATTTGACAGCGTGTAGTCCGCTGCCGTCATCGTGATGCTGGCAGTCCCAGCAATTGATGTGTCAATCAGCGAGGTTGCCCCGGCGTTGAACACCGTGCCCCAGGTATTGGACAGTTCCCCGGTCGCCGGAAGGACAAGCCGAAGACTGTTGGTAAATGTTGATGGCATGTCTTACCTCAAGCGAATCGGATCAGCGCCGTGGTGGCAGAAGCAGCAGGAAGCTGCACCGTGAAATTTGGACCAGCAGTTTTGTCAGACCCAAAGTCCAGCACCGCAATCGCACGGTCTGCCTTGGTGGAGTTGTAGATCAACGCCCCACGCGCAACAAAACTAGATCCAGGCCAAGCCGGGTTGTCGAACGTCACATACGCCGTGGTGCCAGAAAGGAGCACTTGGACATTGGTGAGGATCTCGCCCCCAGCGGTGTAGCCTGTGCCAGACGTTTCACCTGTGAGGGTGTAGGCCGTGGTGTCTGCACCAAGAGAAGCAGCGCTCGTATAGAGCGCCATCTTCAACGTGTCGGTATCCAGATCATGGATAGCCAGCCATGACTCCTGTTTGAACGAAGAGCATAGCGTTTGTACCAGAGCCATTTAGACCACCTTCGTTCTGACCTGCCCAGTACGGTATGCGTCTTGACGGTTCTTGCCTTCGCCCAGGTTCTTCAGCAGAGTCAATGATTGAACGTACTGCTTGTCCGTCTCGGCAATAATGTCAGGCTCTTGCTTCATGAACCGCGCCGCTTCAACCATGACCGCGTTAAACAGCACGCTGTCAAAATTGTCACCCAGCCATGTGGTCGATGCAGTGACGATGCTCTCCGGGTAGTAGAAATACGCCAACTCTGCACTCAAAGCAGCGCTGGGCGTGGGGCCAAGCAAGAACGATTGAATCTTTGGCGTACCCGTCTGCGTGCCGTACAGCGCGTAGTACTGCGGCGTCCCAGTGACAGCCACACTGGGAAACGACTCCCGGATGAAATTTACATCCTTGTTCAGCAAGTAACTGAACACACCCGCAACGCTCACACCAAAGGAAAACGCAGACAAGAAGTCTGCCGGTACTACAAGTAGCGGGTTGCCAATGGTGAGTGTGAGCGTAGTGTTCTTCCGCAAATTGGGAAGTTGAACCGAGTTATAGATGCGCTGCTCGGCTAGCTCCGTCATTGTGGCGAAGTCAGCCGCCGAAAAAGTGTTCTCGGTGTAATCCTCTACAGCAGTCTGCAACTCGGTGTAGTTCACGCCATTGGCCCTCTAGCCATTGTGCCTTTGGTGGCAGCGCCGGTCCCACGGATCTTGATCCCGGAGGTCTTCGGCCCCGGAGCAGACTCTTTGGAGATGCTGCCCACCACCATGCACAGGTCACGCGGATTGACAGGGCCTTGCGGGTATGCCTGCTTGGCCGGAGGAAGTTTTGTGATCTTGCCCATGTTTCACCCCGTCTTCTGGTTGGCAGCGCGGGACAGATTCTTGCCCAAGCGCATACGGTCCTCAGAGGTGGGACCACCCTTCTTGAAGGCTTTCCCGCCCTTGGCGAGCTTGGTCATCGGCTTGCCCGGGTGCATCGCACGTTCGTGCTTGTGGACATCTTTCATCTTTCACTCCTTAGGTCGTGCTGACCGTGACTGTACCAACATATCCCTGCCCGACCAAGCTGTTTGGCGTCAGGGGCGCATCAAAACCACTGGACCCGCCTATCGGTGCCCAGCCCCACTCAATCACCCTGCTACCCCCGCCGAACGAGCCCGTAGCAGTCACACCAGACGAGTACCAAGTGTTCGTGTCTGGACGAGGATCTCTGATAGCCTGCGGATCGGAAATTTCATACATGCCCAATTGAAGTTGTGGGTGGTCGGGACTCCAGCATGCTGGGCACGAACGAATTTGCGTCTGTTTGGTCTTGACTACTTCGTTCTTTAGCTTTTTGAGATCAAAACGAAACCCGCAACGGTCGCATACGCCCCATGCTTTTGCGCCGTTTGCAAATCTGTTAGCCATGCATTACCTCAAACTTCTTATGCTTGCGTACGTTTTCAACGCCGAGCATCACTTGCAAATTTGATGGTACATGCAGCCCAGAAACCAAATCGCCCTGTAACGGAACAATATGATCAACGTGCCACGGCTCGTGATTTACGCGAGTAAGCATTGCTGCTATTGAGTAGATACACCGAATCTTTAGCTTGTCAAACTTTGTCAGCCATTTTGGGGTCCGCTTCAACTTGGCCGCTTTCCTACGCGCCGCGGCAGCGTTAATCACTGCTTTGTTGCGTTGTGCGTAAGCTTTTTTGGCCGCTTTTATCTTCTCTGGTTGTTCCGCTCTTTTCTTTGCAGCCTGCCTTCGATATGCTTCCCGCGTTTTTTCAAGATTGCGCGCTTTCCAAACTGCTTGTTTAGCTGCCAACTTTTCTGGATGTTTTTTAGCGTATTTTTTATGCTGTTCAGTTACTTTTTCTGGATTTGCTTCCCGCCAAGCCTTTACACGAGCGTACGCTTGTTCACGGTTTTTGGCCGCGTAGGCGCGTAAATACGCTTTCCGTGCTTCAGGATCTTTGAGTGGCATGATCAGCTTATGAACATCTGTCTGGGCACAAATCTTACAGCACTGCGGTCTCTGTCTTCCGTCGAGGCAAGCTCCCAGTCCTCATCGTACTGCGCCTTCAACACCTGCATACGCTCCATCGCACCGGGAATCTTCATGGACAGGTAGTAGGCCAGTCCTGACACCAAAGCAGGGATAAACCTGAACGGTACATCTTGCGTGTACGTCCCGCCCGCACCAGCGTCCTGAATCCTGCGAAGCCGCCAGTAGACAAGCGTGTACGTCTGAGAATTGTCAGGCGTGGGCCACACCGTGAACTGCGGAGCAGGGCCTTGGCGGTTGATCCAAATTTGGATCGGTCTTGCAGACTGGAGCTTGTTGGGGATGGAAGAGTAAGTAGAAACACTGATGCGCGTGATGGTCAAGTCCGTCTGCGTAGAGACGTTACCCGCACCCGTGCGAATCACATGCTCAATCAGGTCCACCGTATCGGCGGGCAGCGTGTACGTGGCTGTGCCAGGAGTCAGGACTTGTTGCCCCTGCTCGATGGTCCACATATTTATGCCGCGATTCGACCAATCTGCAAACAGCAGATTTAGGCTTCGCCGTGCAGTCTTCAGGTCATAACCCGTGCGCAACTCAGCACCACAGCGCTCAAAGGCTTCCTCGACGTACTCATTGAGGTCGAGATTAAACGTAGCGGTGCCGGATGTTGTCATGGCTTACTTTGCTGTCAGCGCAGAACGCTTGAAGGCTTTGGCAGTAGGAGCGCCGGGAGCACCCGGCTTGCGCATGGTTTCACCCG